GCGGGATCTACGCCAAATTTGACCGCCATCAGTTCCGCAGTTCGGTGTAGACGTTCATCTCCTGCCGGCGGTTCACCTCCTCGACGCCGGTGATGTAGTAGTAGAGCCCGCCGAAGCTGATGCGCATAGTGGCGTTCACCCCGGCGTTGTAGCGGATGTTCCAAATGGTGCGAGTGAGCGCGGTCTGTCTGTCCACCTCCTCGCGCTCTGTGACGCCTTTGTCCATCTTGTTGGCCCACACGGTGGCGTAGGTCTGCCACGTGGTGGTGTCGAAGTTCCAATCGTCTTTGGATGTGACCTGCTGCTCGATGACGATGCGGCGGTCGAGTTTGCCGATTCTCATGCGTAGACGCGGTAAGGGGCCAGCAGCGCATGCACGCCGATGGGCAGTTCGGTGGCGATGGTTCCCGTCAGTACCGCCTGCCGGTTCTCGTAGAAGTGGCCGGCGAGGATGCGGATGGCCTGCAGGATAGGGCCGGGCACGGTGCTATGCCCCGCCGTGGCGTTGATGATGACCTGATTGTACCGTTCCAAGTACACCGCCGGTGGCGCGTCAAAGGCAATGCGCTGCGGGGTGCCCACAAGGTCAGCGTACCACCTGGCGGTGGAAAGCGTCTGAAGCACGTTGTCGACGTCGTAATACTGCACCGAAGCGATGGCGGTGACCGGCCCCGCCGGAAATGGCGAGTCGACGAACGAATCCATGTAATAGGTCACCGTGCCGCTGCCTAATAGCCGCCCGGTGTATTCCTCGCACGCCTGCCGCGCGGAGGTGAGCAGGAAGCCGAGCGTGGTGTCGTCGTCAGCCCCGTCCACCCGCAGGTAATTCTTGAGGTTGGTGAGGCTAATGAAGTTCGTGTCCGTGGGTTCGTCGGCCCGTTGGTAGCGCATTGTCATGGGGTAAAAATAAGAAAGCCGGGGACGATGCCCCGGCCTTCCAAACCAACAACCAAGAACAACCTTATGCGCCGACCGTGAACCGAACATCGCCCGTGTGAGCGAAGTCAGCGTCAGCGTACGTGTTGAGGATGAGACGGGTGATGCCCGTGTCAGCGTTCGTGTACGGGTCGATGATGAGGTCAGCAGCGCCGCCACCCCAGTATGCCACAAAGCAGTTCTCCATGTTCGCGATCACGATGGGCACGAGGTCGGCCTCGTTGCTGATGGTCGTCGTCGCGGTCGTGTTTGCGTACACCTCGGAGTAGATGTCGTAAGAGGCATCGGCGATGAGGCCGGTCGAGGCGATGCTCGTGCCGTAAGCCATGTAGCCAAATACCTCGTTATCCTGCATGATGGGGATTGCGCCGCCGGAAACGGTGGGCGTGTAGCGCGCCGTAGCCAGCAAGCCGTGCGACGTGATGAACGCCACGTTGTTGCCAAGGCCGTTGGCATCGCCGAGCGAGCCAATCAACTTCGAAGCGACTTCCGAGGTCAAGCCTGCAACCGTAGCAGCTGGCGTCTCGAAGCGCTTCACAAAGGTGCTGGCAGAAGCAGCGATGACTTTGACGAGGAACATCTCATCCACCTGCGACGCGGTCGCCTTGGCGAATTGGCGCTGGATGGTCGCATCCACCGACTGGTTCATGGCTGCAAGCAACTCGTTGGTCACGTCAATGCGAGACGCCACACGCTGCGGGCTCAACTGACGCGCTGCAATTGCTGCGCCGCTGGTAGCAGATGCGGTCTCGTTGATGATGTCCGTGTAGTCGCTGCCCAAGGACGGCAAGTTGATGTTTCCGGTCAGCCCGCGCAACACGTTTGCACCCGCCTGCTCCAAGATGGGAGCAGCAACCAAGCCCTCCAAGAGGTTCAGGTTGGACTGTCCGGGCACGTTCGTGCCGCCGATGGTGGAGGTCGCACGCATCAAGAAGCCGGGGATTTGAGCAAGGCCACGAATGCCGACGCCGGAGTCCTTCAACTCCTTGGCGGCCTGCTGGCTCATCTCTGCTTCGAGTCCGGTCAGACGTCCGGTCATCGACTCGCGAACCAACTTGCTGAAGCTGTAACGCTCCTGCAACTTGGACTGCTCAACAACCTCGCTCTTGGAGGGTGCAGCGCCAAAAGCCGCACGTGCGACCTGCGCCTCCACCTTCTCCGCGCGCTCGATTTTGGCGTCGAGTTCTGCGATGTCAGCGTTCAAGGCGTCGATGGTGACTTCCTCTCCCTCGGTGTAGCCGCGGGCCTGCAACGTAGCGCCCTCGTTCAAGGCGGTCAGTTGGCTGATTTTGTTGGCGCGGAGCGCCTTCATGTCATTGAGATTCATGGTCTGGAATTTATCTGATTTGCGTTCAAAGATAGGGGTTGCGACAATTTCGGGTTCAGCCTCTGCGACCGGTGCGGGTGTAGGCTCGGGCTGCGCGTACGTGGCCATCTCCCGCGCTTGCACGGTGGTAGTTGGCGAAGCGGGGTAGGTGACCGGGCTGACATCATATAATTGCCCGACCCGGTTGATGGTGCGGGTGCGACGGTCTTTGCTCCACTCGTCGTCCTCGATGGTAAAGGCGAAGGAGGATTGCGTGATGTCGCCCCGTTGGATGAGGGTGTACAGATCACGCCCTTCCTGCGTGTCGGCGAGTTTGGCTCGGTAGTGCAGGCCACGCTCGTCGATGGTCAGTGTCAGGGTGTTGTTCGTCGTGCGAGCGAGGGGCACACCCGTGTGATTGATGAGCAGGCGCACGTCGTCGTTTGTGCGGCCGTCGAATGCCCCCGGAGCCACGCGCTCGGTGAAGTAACCGAGGTCGTATTCATCGCCGAACACCGAGGCGTAGCCTTCGATGGTCATGTCCTCTTGGGCGCGCACTTCGACGGCACGCACTTCGACGTTGTCGCCGTAGCGGGCACGCAGTTCGCTCTCGTTGGTCTTGTTATTCTCTTGCATCTCTTCGACTTTTTTTGACGCCCAAGATAGCCCAGGGTCTCCACCCCAAAGGAGGTAGGAGATGGTGCCGCAGGCTTCGGTGTCGTCGGGGTTGTAGTAGGTTCTCGCGCGGGAGAGGAACGAGTACATACGCACCGTCCGCTCTTCGCTGATGGTCTCGCGGTTGGCGAGTATGCGCGCCGTCTCCTTGCCCACGTCCGTAGCGCAGCGGCCGCCCACCTCCTCGTTTAGGGCGATGCCCCGGCGGGCTGCGTCGGTCACGCTTTGAGGGTAGTCGTTATACGGCACTGCTGCTGATTTTGCTGCTATACTCCGCCATGCTGCCGAGGTCCAGCTGATTGACTTGAACGAGATGCAGGTCGCCCTGCGCGCCGATGGTGTTGTAGTCCTCCATCCGCCGAACCTCGTTGATTGTGAAGACGCCGTCCGTGAGCATCTGGTGATAGAAGTCGCTGCGGGCTTTGGTGTCCCCACGCAGCAGGTCCTGCATGTTGAACTTGGCGAAAAAGTCCTCGCGCTCGAATTCCGGGATCAGCTTCAAATTGACCTCCTGCTCGATGCGCGTTGCCCACGGAACGATGGTGTGCCGCGCGAAGTTCCGCCCCTGCTCCTCCGTGTTGTTGAACGTCGTCTGCGTCGCCACCCCCACGATGTAGGGCGGGACGCCCATGATGGTGCAGATGGTTTCGTCCGAATAGCGGCGCGTCTGCAAGAACTGCGCCTGCTCCGGCGGTAGGCTGATTTGTTGGTATTTGAAACCAAATGGCAACACCTTCACCCCGATGCCGCCCGTCTGCCACGACGACCGCACCGCGTTCATTTGCTCGGTTTTGATGGGGTTGTCCGTGGACAGGATGCCCAGCATCGACCCATCCGAGCCAAAGAAGTCCGCCCCGTAATTCTCTGCCGCCTTGGCGATGCCGATGTTCTCCTGATGAAGTTCGACCGGCGACTTGCCGTTGATGCAGGAGATAGCCAAAACGTCCTCATACTTCAGGTCCCCGAACTCGGTGTGCCGGACGAAGAGCCGCCCGTTGAGGCGCATGAGCGTGCAGTCGTTGGTGTGCAGGATGTGCAAGGCCATCGGCCGCCCGTCGAAGTTGTTGCGCTCGATGTGGGCGTAAGCCTTTCCGTAGGTCAGCGCCATCGCGGTGATGGTTTCCCAAAACTCGTAAGGCGTCTGGTATTCGTTCGGGCGGATGGCGCATAGTTGGTGAGCCGGGTGGTTGTAGGCCAACCGCCGCCCGCTGTCGATGCGCTCCAAGACGTTCAGGTTCATGTACCCAATCGTCTGCGAAATCGCCCGCACGCAGGCGTAGACGGTGGCCACGGTCAGGGCGTTCTCCTTGCCAACCATAGCCCCCGACCGGGTGCGCATGGTGTAGGCCGTCGAGTTCCAAAACTCGTTGCTGCCCGTGTATGCGACGCGGGCGCGCCGTTGGAATAGGGTGCGGATGCGTTCGAACATTGCGGCTAAATTAGGTGATGTGAATTATAGCGTGATCACGGTAGTGATGACGTCGTCACCGTCGTCGCCGTTCATCATCGCCCCGTAGGCCATGATGCTCGCCACCACGCCGTCCACCATTTGTCCGAAGCGGCTTCTGTTCTTGGTCACCTTAATGTTGTCCGCTGCGTCGCGGTCGATTTTCACGCAGCCCATTTGCCACCGCAGGCAGGCGTTGCCGCCGTGGATAAGCGTCCCTTTCAGCATCTCCATTTCGAACATCTTGGTGGGCGTGCTGATGTGCAGGAAACCCTGACCCATTGGCTGCATATCCACGCCCTCGTCGATGAGGTCGGGCACGATGTACGTGCTGAACCGCTGGTCGTAGGCCACGGCTTGGATTTGGAACTTGTCGGCGGCAGCGAGGATGTGGTCACGCACCACGCGGAAGTCGGTGACGTTGCCGGGCGTGATGGTCAGGTCACCGTCCCGCTCGAAGCGCAAATAATCAACCCCCTCGCTTTTGCGCATTTGGCTGCGCTCCTCGTTCACGAATTGGTGAACCTTGAGGTAGTAAAGGCCCTTGCGTTCGTCCTTGAAGATGAGCGCAAAGGCCGTCAAGTCGCGGGTGGAGGCAAGGTCAAGCCCGCCCCAGCAGGGCAATTTGGCGAGGTATTCGTCGGGCGGCAAGGGCGTCGCCCCGCGCATGAATTCGGCGTCCGTAATCCACGCAGAATCCGCGCCCGTCCAGATGTTCAGGTGGAGGCGCAGGAACGTGTTTAGCACCGCCGGGTTGGCTTGGCATTTGGCCACCTCCTGCTCGAAATACTCCGCCTTGCAGATTGTGCCGAAGCCGGGATTTGCCTTTCTCCAGGTGGCCTCCTGCGTCCAGTCGTCGTCCTTGGATGCCCGGTAAAGCACGGGCAGGAACGTCTCGTCCACTACCTCGCCGGACAGGACGCGCTCGGCGTAGTCATGCACCTCGTAGCAGATGGACGTCGTGTCGTAGCCGGCCGTGGTGAGCATGATGATGAGCGGCTGCTCACGGGCCGCCACCGAGGTGGTCAGTACGTCGTACAGTTCCCGGTCGCGCTGCGTGTGCAACTCATCGAACAGCACCGCCGAGCAGTTGAACCCGTGCTTCGTTCGGGCCTCTGCGCTGATGGATTTGTAAAAGCTGTTCTTGTAGTAGATGGCGTGCTGCAAGGTTCGGCACCTGGAGGACAGGTTCTTGTTCTGACCCACCATGGCCGCGGCGATGTCGAAGACGATGCGCGCCTGATTCCGGTCACCGGCCGCGCTGATAATCTCCGCGCCTTCCTCCTGCTCCGCCACCAGCAGGTAGAGCGCGATGGCAGCGACGAGGTTCGACTTGCCGTTCTTTCGCGGGATCTCGATGTAGCACTGTCTGAACTTGCGCCGTCCGTCTGCCCTCTTCCACCCGAAGAGCGGGCGGATGATGTCGTTCTTTTGCCATTCCTCCAGCAGGAACGGCCCCGTGTGGCCTTTGACGTGCGAGCAAAACCGCTCGATGAAGTTGACTACGCGCTCGGCTGCGTCCTCGTCGTACCAGTATCCCGTCGGGGATGGCTCACTCAAGGAACTTGTCGAGTTCATCCTCCTCCATCTCTTGGTTCATCTTGGCCTCAAGTGACTTCACGATGGCGGTTTTCCGCTGGCGATTGTCCCGTAATTGCTGCCATTCCGGGCGCTGCTTGGAATACAGCTGCCCGTTGTGGCCGGTGGTTTCGTAGGTTGTGCCGTTCTTGCGAACGTAGTTTTGCAACTCCTCCTCCTCGATTTCCACGCAGGCGAGGGTGTAGATGAGCGAGCGAATGCCCGGGGTGATGATGCCGCGCCGCTCGTAGTCGG